ACAACAGGTCTATTGAGTTAGATAAAGAAATAAATGGAAAATGGACAACAGAAGAAATAATAAATGCAATGAAAAGTATTTGCCCGGAGGCATGGAATGAAGATTAACATAGACGATATAAAATTTTGGGCAGATGCTATCCGTAATAGCAGTGATAGGGATCGTGTGCTTGAATGTTTTTGGGGTGGCCAATTGAAAAGCAAGTCTTGGTTAATAGAACACGTATCGCATCATTGCAACGTTAAGAATGCAAAGATTGTTGTTTATGGCGGCTGGTACGGTGTATTATCAACTATGTTGTTTAATAGTTCATTAGGTATAAAGCATATTACAAGTGTCGACATAGATCCTAAGTGCGAGGAAATTGCAAACACAATGAACAAACGTTATGAGATGGAAGGTAGATTTACAGCAGTTACAGAAGATATGTGTACACATCAACCTGATAAAGATACTTACATGGTAATTAATACTAGTTGTGAACATATTACACAGGAACAATATAATACTTGGTTAGCAAATATACCAGATGATGTTTATATTGTTTTGCAAAGTAATAATTTTAAAGATCATGAGGAACACGTAAACTGCATGAGTGACCTTGGAGAATTTAAACGTAAGTCTAAATTAAAAGTTGATTTGGAAGAAGAACTTGAGTTGCCTAAGTACAAACGTTTTTTAATTTGTGGGAGGAAAAGATGAAAATTGTCTACGTAAAAGAAGAACATATTTCTTGTACAGGAGAAAATGACGATCATCCTAAGGTATATTACACACTTAAAAATGGAGAAGCCATATGTGGCTACTGCAACATAAAGTACGTATTGGAGAAAGATGAGTAAAACATTTTGCCCATTACCCTGGATACATTTAGCAACACGCCCTAACGGTGATGTTAGGGTTTGTTGTACTGCAAACGCCAGTGGTGCAGGTATCACAGATGAAAAAGAAGCAGGACTAGTCAAGGAAGATGGTGTGGCAATGAACCTACGTGACCATACAATAGAAGAAGTGTTTAACAGTAGCCATATGCGTAGAACAAGATTACAAATGATCAAAGGAGAAGTGCCAGTAAGTTGCAAGAAATGTTTTGCTGAAGAGGAAAAAGGTATTACAAGTAAACGTCAATGGGAAACTAGAGAATGGGCAACACGTTTAGACTTACAAAAATTAGTAAAACAAACTAAAGAAGATGGAACTGTGCCTGTCAATGTTCCTTACTTTGATCTAAGACTAGGAAATCTATGTCAACTAAAATGTGTTATGTGTAGTCCACACGATAGTTCAAGTTGGATTAAGGAATGGAAACTACAATATCCGCAGTATAAAAATGAAGAACTGGTCAGAGACCAAGGCTGGAACGAACAATTTGATTATACTTGGTATAAAAAAGGTTCATTTATAGAATCAATGAAAGGCCAAGTAGAAAACATACAGGAACTTTATTTTGCAGGTGGTGAACCTTTGCTTATACCAGAACATTATAAAATATTAGAGTTCCTTGTAGAAGAAGGTTTTGCTAAAGACGTAAACTTGCGTTACAATTCAAATGGTTTAGAATTACCAGATAAGTTATTTGAACTGTGGCAACACTTCAAAGAAGTACGTTTTAATTTTAGCATAGATGCTTACGGACAACGTAACAATTATATACGTTATCCTAGCCAATGGGAAGACGTTGCAAAGAATTTAAAAAGGCTAGATGAAAATACAAGAGATAATACAGTGATTAATATTGCCTGTGCAGTACAATTACTTAATGCAGGTTACATAGATGAACTAGCAGAATGGAAAATGGATCAAGGATTTAGTAAAATTAACCCTTCAATGTTTGGAGGTGGCATCATAGGAACACATTTAGTTTACTTGCCATCATATCTGAATGTTAGAGTGCTACCACAAAAAGCAAAACTGTGGGTAAAAGATAAATTAGAAACATTTATCGATAGACAAAAATTTAATTTAGAGTTCAACCAACACCCTTACGGGGCACAACGTTGGAATGGACTTATTAAATACATGATGCAAGAAGATTGGAGTACAAAACTTCCTGCGTTACGTGAATACTTAACTGTAACTGACGAAAGGAGAGGTACAGATTACACTAAAACCTTTAAAGAATTAGGAGAATTAATAAATGAATAAAACTGAACGTGCTTTAATATGGAATACCCTGTGCAATATGGGTAATACTATAAAACTTAAATGGAAAATTAATGAACATGAGGTTATTGAGCAGTTAGAACAGTTTAAAGACAACTGGTGTCCTTACAATGTTAAGAAAGACGCTAACAATAACCGTTGGGGATTGCCTATTACAAGTCATAGTGGAGACGTAATGGACAACTATCATCTAAACAGTTTTGGATATATGCAAAAATACCATGATGTTGAGATGAAAGAAGAAAATTTTACAACCCCAACAGAAGTATATAACAAGATACCCGAATTAGCAAAACTTGTTGACGCATTTTCACCTGATATAGGTAGGGTGCATCTATTAAGAGTTGACCAAGGTGGATTCTTTCCTCCACATCGAGACTTTCCTGGAGTAGGTCCAGAATGGATGCGTTTACTTTGTGTATTCGGAAAATGTAAACCAGAAAATTTTGTTCATATGTTAGACGGTAAGCCAATGTATCCAGACCCTGGCTATCTATATTTTGTAAACTTTCAACTAGACCACAGTGTGTTTAGTTTCAGTGATGGATTATATGCATTAATACTAACAGTGAAAGTAAATGATAGAGTGCATGATCTAATTATAAACAATACCATGAACTAATGAAGATAAGTTATGCAAATCCAGACAAAGAAAATTGGTTCTTAGTCAGTTGGGCGTTATCAAATAAGTGTAATTACCGTTGCACTTATTGTCCAGACTTTTTGCATAACGGTTCTAGTGGACAACCTAAATGGGAAGTTGTTGAAAACTTTATTAGAAGTCTTAAAATAAAAGATAAAGAAATTTGTTACAGGATTACAGGAGGAGAACCTACTTTCTGGAAACGTTTTATTGACATGGCTAAACTTGTTAAGGAAGAAGGCCATACATTTAGTTTTATTACCAATGGAAGTCAAAGTGTAGACTACTATAAAAAGATAGATCCTTACACAGATGGTATGATAATAAGTTATCATCATGCTTATGCTGATGTGCAAAAATTTATAGACATTGCAAACAATACAAAAATGGAAATAGCAGTAAATTTAATGATGCCCAATGATATAGAAGGATTTAAAGAAGCACAAAAAGTTGCCGCTACATTATATGACAATACTGATAGATTAGCAATATGGCCAAAGGTAATACTAGATAAAACTAGTGGCGATTATATTACAAATGAAGTAAGTGTTTACACAGAAGAACAAAAAGAAATCATTAGCAAATGGCCTTACTTTAGAAAATTAGATGATAGTCATCTGCATAGAGGTGAAATATTTTACAATGAAAGAAAAATTGATGCAAATGAATTAATCGTTGAAGGATTAAACAAGCACAAAGGTTGGAAGTGCTGGGCAGGACTTGACATGATTTATATTGAATGGGGTAAAATTTTTAGAGCAGAATGTTTGCAAGGTGGACTAATTGGTACACTAGAAGACTTTACTTTACCTCAGAAAACCGTTATCTGCAACAAAGAATTATGCGGTTGTTTGAGTGACATATACCTTAGAAAAGAATTAATTAAATAATATTTTCATTTATAATTTGTAAGTTGCGATCGTAGATGCAAAGTTTATGCGTCTTGGTTGTAAGGTCGACTTTAATTACATAAATGTAGCCGTTAAATACTATTGGCCTACCAAATAATACATTTTTTTCATGAAGTTCGTTTGTAATCTGTCCTTGTTCGTTAATTACTAGTATAGGACAAGCAGGTGTACCGGCTGGAAAGAAGTATGCTTCGTCAAAATATTTTATTCCGCTTCTAAATCTATACTTTCCACCGAAACTTTGATTGATTTTGAACTGTTCTGACTCCCCAGATTCGGTGTCAAATTTTAAGGCTAAATTACTATCATTAACGTGTTCATCTCCGTAAGGTAGTGCAATGACGGTTTTATTGAGTAGAACCCCTGCATTATATTTTTTAGCAAAGTCTACACCTGATAGGTTGTGTGCTTTAAAATTGTTAGTCACAGTATCAAACTCTATGACAGAGTTAATGC